CGGCGACTTCATCACCGAGCTTCTGTAGCATGCCGTGAGCAGCGAACTTTGCGAAGAGGGGCTTGTTCGCTGCGAGCTTCAGAGTGCGCGTTTCGCCATTCACGAAGTCCAAGCGGATCGCCACGTCAAAACCGTCATCCGAGATGTCAGCAGTCTTCAGCAACCGGCGCTTGCCAGCGAATTCCACTTCACGACCATCCGACATCACCACGGTCTTCACTTCCCGCACTGCCTTGGCCTTTGCCGCCGTGCCCACTTCAGTTGCTTCCGTCATCTCTTGTTACTCCAGTTGGGTTGGGTTGTTCCGTATTGAGACTCCACTATAGAGGAAGTGCTAGCGAGTGTCAACCGGGCTGTTGTTAGGTCTTCGGTTGCCGGAGTTGTCGTAACAATTCACGATTGTTATCCAATGTCGAGGGGGCCTCTATCGGCATTAAATGCTCCATACCGAGGGCCTCCCGTAGTGCCAACGTGGCCTTTTCCTCTCCCTTCCTATATAGATGGAGAGTTTTCCCCTCAACCCGCATTCCAATCCCCTCAGCCAGGAGAGTTAGATCCAACCTTTCTGGCGAATTTCGAAGGGCTTTGAAATAAGCATACATTCGACACTTTATATTTTCTGCTACCTTCTGTTCTACAAATTCTAATTCCATCTCAGGGTTCCCTTCTCTAATCTTCCTGTCCGCCCTGACCAGCAGAGCTTCAAACTCAGGCCCAAAGGATTTTAAATCATTACGCCTTGGCATTCTTCTAGCTCCGTTCCAGACAATCAAGCGCTCTCGCCGGTCATCCGAGTTATCCATATGATCCCCTACCTCTAGATGAGAGGGGCGTACACATCCCGGATTATCGCATCTATGGCGGACGAGCAATCCGTCAGGAATATCCCCGCAAAAGAGTATGTAGGAGATTCTGTGTGCAGCCTGTGGCCGGCCTCCAATACTTATTTTACCGTAGCCTCCAACATTCTTCCCTTTCAGCCATTCCCAACAGCTATCCTCATCGAATGTTTTCAATACCCCTGCCATAAAGCGACGAGCATCCTTATCTGTAATCAGCATAACAAAATCCCAAAAAACCAGAGTTACCCCAATATCCCCTAATTCCCCAGAAATTGCCTAAGTTTGCTAGTCGGAAAAACTATAGGAAACCATAAAGGAAACCGGCCTCTAGGACCGGTTGATTTTTGCACAACACTCGGAACTAGCGCGGGTGTTTGATAGAGGCGGCTGCCCGTTGCGGAGTGCCGTCATCGATGTATTCCAACACGAGACGCATGGCCTCATAGAACCCCGCGCACCAAGCTGTGGGGGCGTCATCCTCTACACCAATGTCCGGATAGTGGTTCATGGCATCCGCCAATCGAACTAGATCCTTCAGTGACTTGTGGCGTTCTGTGTGCTCCGCGCATGTTGCCGCGAGTTGTAGAGTTAGTGCTGATGGTTCACGTGGCATGCTGAGCCTCTAGTAAATGACCGGGATTACTAAATGTTAATCCCGGTTGAAAATCATCAATTCCCGCTGGATCCGCTCACCACGAAATCACCCCATTCCTCGGCAGTGATATCGAGCACCCTATGGGAAACCCCGATTCGGTAAGTCGGCTCCTCAAACCTAGATGCTATTAGGAGAACCAGAGCCACAGCACTATCATGCCCGGTTACCCATTCGGTAGCGAAGAGTCGCTTGTCTTTCGTTTCTACAGTCACTTGATATTGATGCATGATATGAGCCTCTATGAAGGTTAGAACTACGGGAAGTACAAAGTCTCGTATTGTTCGGGCCTGGATAGTGTGATAGGCGAGTATCACGACATCCGTGCTGCTATTTAGTTAGTGGTGAGGGTGGAACGTTGTTAAAAATAGCCATGCTGGAGCATCCACAAAAGACCAGAGAAAAACATTATTAGAGCTACTACGAATCGGATTAGGAACATAGAGCTACCACGGACGTTCATCGGATATCCCACGCAACCATAACCAAGTGCGGTAGCTGACAGGATAGGTAGCCTCAACTCCACAATGCCGTTTGTAGGTCATGTAGAGGAGGAATATTTCGGTTGTATGGTTCACGGGGTTGCTCCTCCCGGTACGGCAGGTTTATTTTAATGGATTGCGGACGGCTCGGATAGTCAGAGGTTGCCGCAATCCACTAGTTCTTTACTCGCCGGACGTGACGAGCCGCTTCTTGCTGGTGCGGGTGTTGGGTGTTTTCACAGCAACGGGCACGGGCAGGTCAGCCTCGATTCCCGAACCATCCCCCGCGTCGGCAGCTTCGGGCAGGTCCATGCCGAGTTCACTCAGTAACTCGTCCGTGTTGACGCCATTGACCACCGTGGCAGCCGACAACTCAGCCATAATCTGCACCACACGCGGATTCTTACGGAGCGCGGCACGTTGCTCCTTTGTTTTGTTCCCCAGATAGGCTTTGACATACTCCATATCACGCCCGGTCATTTTCATGAGTGCACGGAGGAGGATGTTGTTCACGCCAGCCGTGGGTGACGGTTCGCTACCTGCGGCGCGGCCCTCGTTCCACTTCGCACCATCGGCGGTCAACCGGTCGGCGATTTTGCGAACCGCATTGTATTTGTCATCGACAGAGGCCGATGCGCCGGTATCGAGATTGCGGGAGATTGCAGCCGCGTCAACCAACTTTTGCTTCAGCCCGTGGAGGAGGGCCTGATTGCGTATTTCCTCCGACAACGTGTTGGCGTCGATGACAATCTCTTTCCCGTTGATGAAGGTCAGAGTGAGCTGCATTTTCGGCAGGAACACGTCAGCCATGATGGTGGATTTCTTGCTGGTGCGGATTACGTTAGACATTGCGAGCCTCTATTAAGAGAATGATGGTATCGGACCATCTACCGTTTGCGAGGTACATTATCCCGTCGCATGTAGACACAATAGCAAACAAACTGAGAAACGACAAGCACTACCTGCAACTAATTACCAATTTTTATGGATGGAGTTGATTGCTAGAACAACCAGCCCGATGACAACTACATGACACGCCGCGAGTGCGAAAAGCTGTTTGGCGAGGGACGTACCCATGTCGTTCGCAACACGCCAACCTATTGCATGATCATGATGTTTCATTACAGCAGCCTCCAGAAAAATCCTACAACCGAAATGAATACACACACCATTGCAAGCATGCTAACAATGGCGAACCCGTTGGTGACTCTCTCAATCACGTCCGCCCATATTTCCCGTTCCCGCTTGGTCATTACGTTCTTTCTATCTACTACGATCATTTCAGCCTCCACAATGAGTTTTCAACCGCTATTACTAAATGTTAATCCCGGTTAATATCCCGGTCAATCAGTTTCTAGCACCACACAACATGGTCATAGCTAACCCGCCGGACAAACCGGACCTTGTTCCATTGCTCATAGCACCGTAAGAGCGGGGTGATATGGTGCGAGGCACGTGCGGGAGTTAGATAGACCCCGAATTCAGAATAGAACATGGCCGCTACTCCTTATAACAAATCGAGTAGTGCGCCACATCGCAATAGCCGAGCACCACGCTGCCATTGCCGCCGGATTGCCCCGCGCCGCCACTACTAGCCGATGCGTTAGAGGTTCCCGCTTTAGCCGCTTGCCCCGCTGCAGCCTGCCCACCAGCCGGGCCTAGCCCCGCACCGCTATGGTTGCCATGGGATGCGCCGACTACGGAGGCATGAGCGGACGTGGCTGCGAGTAGTGCGACGATTGCTATGAGTTGTTTCATGGTTATTGCTCCCCGTAGGCTTCGAAATACGACACGGCGGCTTCGGTTGCCGTGTTGCCGTTGAGAAAATGATAGGTCGGTGACGCCCATTCGATGTTGCCGTGCGGATAGGCAGCCGATCGCGCCTCACATACCTTTTGCAATTCGCGCTCAAACGCTTGCATCCACAAAGAGCGACGTTGTTCTTTCACTGATTGTTTCATGTTAGGTTCTCCATTGGTCTCATCAGGGTACGCGTTACGTACCGACCGCACGAATGCGGTTTCGACCTAGTTATTCGATTGCATCGAATTGCCACCGCCACGTTGAGGGGGCAACCTTGACAATGCGATGGGGAGAGCCCGATTGAGCCTTTTGAATGATCCCCCAATGACTACCGGTCGGAATACCTTCCGCACGTAGAATATCGTACACGTTAAACGTTGAGGTTTCATCGGCAGGGGTGCTGTCACATATAGCTGACCATGCCGCCATGTAACGAGGATTCCAATAGTGTCCGCTCACGTTCGTTACTCCTAGTTGGTTGTCATTCGCTAACCCATGACTAGATATTAGTCTACCCAGTTACTCATGTCAACACCTTTCTATCAACTATCTCAAACTATTTACATCACTCTACCATGCTACGTTGAGAACGAAACTGGCTCGCGGGTAAGAGGGATAGGAACCGACTACTAACACGCAGCCTGATACATATATGTAGTAGAGAGAGCGGATGAGATAGGGAGCGAGCTATGGCATGCGTGACTACTCACTACCCACTCTCCTCATCTGCTCCTCGTTAGCATAGCTCATGCATAGGTGAGTAGCGGCTCATTAACTAGCATGGTGCGCGCTCGGCGAAGGATGGTTAGCGCTCTAACTATCCCTGGCGCAATGGTTGATAATTGGACGTTATGTCAAATTGCAAATTGGGGCGGGTGGAGGGGGAAATTGTTGGCAGTGAGTGAAAATTTGCAAGGCACCATCCTATTTTTTATAAATTTTTCCACTTTCCTCCCTTACTGGCACCTCTATGCACCATGCTACTTAGTTGGTGTCCAGTTATTTTATTTTTTATTATTTTTCTCCTTACCCGCGAGCCAGTTTCCGAGAAATAGTAGTCTCCTACACGGCTGTCGGAGCCTGCAGATGAATTTCTCACCGGGATTACTTTTTATTAATTTATGTCGATAACTAGCTGATTCTGATCCGACCCTACCTGATTGCTGACTGACCAACGCGGTGCTTCACGTGTGGCGCGCGAATATGTTATCTTCACGTTAAATTAGCCACGGAGCAGCCCCCATGAAACTTAAATACACGCACGAAGCCATGATTGACTTGATCTTGGCAGAGCCGACCGTCACGAATAAAGAGCTGGCGATGATCTTCGAGTATTCCGAAGCGTGGATCTCGCACATTCGCTGCTCCGACAGTTTCCAGTCTCGGATTGCGGAGCGGAAGTCCCTGCTCGTGGATCCAGCTATCAGGCGGTCGATTGAAGACCGACTGGCTGGGGTCACGACCTCTGCAATCAACCGGCTCCAGGAAGTTCTCGATGGTCCTGATGCTTCGGCACAGTTCGCGCTGGATGCTCTTGGTGTGGCCACTACTGGTTTGAAGGGGTTGTAATGGATGACGATGCATTCCATGCCATTGCTCAGGGCATTGCTGATGGGGTAGAGATAGCTATCATGCCCGCAGTGCCGGAGAAGCCAAAGATACTTGCCCCTTCACCTTCTTCAGGGCTTCGATATTCCCCGGAACTGATGGTCGATCTCATCATCAATAACCCCGATTACAGCTCTAAGCAACTCGGAGAGATCTTCGGCAAGCCCCAGTCATGGGTAGCTCAAGTCCTCGCATCGGCTAATTTCCAGTCTGCCCTCGACCCTCGACGTGCCGAAGTCCTGAATCCAGAGTATGCAATGACTCTAGAGGAGAGGTTCCGAGGGCTGACTATCCGGTCCCTCAACATCCTCCAAGAGAAGATGGAGACCGGGAAGGCCCTCCCTGACATGACTGTGCTGAAGATAGCCGAACTAGGTATCAAGGCTCTGGGCATGGGGCAGAAGGCTGCAGAGAAAGCAGCTCCAGAGGAAGCTCCGAAGAACTCCAGCGAGATGGTGGCTGACCGTATCATGGCAGCTATGGCTAAGCGGAAGGAAGCACAGCAAGGTGATGCTGTGGATGTCGTAGCTGTGGAAGTACCGAATGGCTAATGCCCTGCAAACTTCGCTGAAGAAAACAGTTCTCAATGCCGAATTGATTGAGGGCTTTGCCGTCACCTATCTCTATTCCGGCTTTGACGAAGCCAAGCCCACTCCGCAGTTCCATAGGGAAGGTTGGGAGTTGTATAGTGGCCCCTCCTTGCAAGCCTGCGTGATCGCCCCGCGGGGTCATGCTAAATCCTCAGCCCTGACCCACGTATTCATTCTCGCCACGGTACTATTCCGGGTTGAGTCCTACGTAATCCTAATCTCCACTAATGAAGAACTCGCCATTGAGCATTTGGGCGACATCTCACGGGAACTTACAGAAAATGAAGACCTCATTGCCGACTTCGGAATCAAGTCATTCGTTACCAACAGCAAGACTGAAATTATCGTCGAGTTTAATGATGGCCATCAGTTTCGTATACTTGCTCGGGGGTCCGGACAGAAGCTCCGAGGTCGTAAATGGCGTGGCATGCGGCCGGGCCTTATTGTGTGCGACGATCTTGAAGATGATGAACAGGTGGAGAATAAAGAACGAAGAGAAAAGTTTAGGAAGTGGTTTAACCGTGCAGCAATGCCTGCTCTTAGACGTGGAGGTAAGATCCGCGTGCACGGAACAATCCTTCATGAAGATTCTCTTTTGGCTCGATTCCATAAGCAAACAAGAGAGAAAAAGTCCTGGGTAGTCCTCTTCTACAAGGCTCACAAAGCCTATGACGACTTCACCGAGATCCTCTGGCCAGAGCAGTTCACCTGCACTGACCTCCAGGCCATTCGTCAGCGCTACATCGATGACAACGACTCCTCTGGATACTCTCAAGAATACCTCAACGACCCTTACGACAACACTGATGGCTACCTCAAGAAAGAATACTTCCAGCAAATGGAGGATGATGATTTCGACGCTGATGTGCAGATCTGCGCTGGAGTTGATTTCGCTATCAGCAAAGCTGCCAAGGCCAATCGTAGTTCTTTTACTTTTGCTGGTCGTACTATTAACAACACTCTGAATTTCTTTCAGCAGGATAAAGGTCGCTGGGGGACTGATGAGATTATTGAAAAGATGATTGAGTACGAGAAGCAGATCCATCCTGATGTATGGTTCGTTGAAGACGGCGTGATCTGGAAGGCAATCGAACCGATTCTCTTAGCTGACATGCGCGCAGCCAATGTCTTTCTCAACATCGTCCCGCTTTCTTCTGTAAAGGACAAAGCCACCCGTGGCCGATCCTGGCAGAAGCGTATGAAATCTCTAACGTGCAAATTCGATAAGCAAGCCGAATGGTACGCCGACTACGAGCACGAATGCCTGCGGTTTACTGGCTACTCCGACTCTATCCTTGATGACCAATTCGACAGCTCTGCTATCTTGTCTCGTGGATTCGACACCCTGCCGATGATGACTGAAGAAGACTTCATGTCGGAGGAAGAGATCGAATCCCTGCGCACTGACGCTCCGAATCATCTCGGCCGCAACGCAACTACAGGATATTGAAAATTATGGCAGCCTACATCTCACAGCAGGATTCGGTCAGTGCGCCACCAGAGCCCGAAATTAAAAAGAAATTCGACCTGGATAAGATCCTGAATAGCCCGAACCTGGCTGAAGATCTCGATCCGGACCTGCGCAATGCCATTGGCAAGTGGGTTGTTGGTGGCTATGTGAAAGACATGTCCAGCCGCACGCAATGGGCTGAACGACATGCGGCAGCTATGAAGCTGGCTCTGCAGGTGAAGGAAGCAAAGACCTTTCCGTGGACCGGGGCGAGCAATGTGAAGTTTCCGCTGATTACGGTAGGAGCCCTCCAGTTCCTGGCTCGGATTTCTATCCTGACTAAAGGCAACCATCTGGCCAGCTTCCGAATTCAAGGAGCCGACCCAGAAGGAAAGAAAATCGCCAAGGCCAAACGGGTCAGCACGCACATCAACATGCAGCTAGTCGATGATGACCCAGGCTGGGCGGATATGGATGAGAGTTGCAAATTTGCCGCAAGCTTGCTCGGGTCATCCTTTAAGAAGACCAGCTATGATGCTGTCTCCGGGATCAACTGCAGTGAGTTCGTCCCTGCGCAGCATTTTATTGTTGATTACAACTGCAAGAATCTGGCTACGGCGTCTCGCTATACTCATGTAATCAGCATGGATGAGAACAAGATCACGGAACGAGTAAAGCGGAAGATCTTCATTAAAGAAGAGCAATCCGCCAACTCCAGCCTGGATCAGGTACTGACCAACCTGCTGGAGCGCGCTGCTGTTGAAGTGGCTGGCCTCTCCCCGAATTCTGAAAGCGAAGATAAACGAATCCTGGAGCAGTACTGCTGGCTGGATCTGGATGGAGATGGCTATAAAGAGCCCTATGTGGCGTCGGTACGGGAAGGCACTGGGCATCTGTATCGAATTGTAGCTCGGTTCTATGATGATGGCAGTGTCCATCGCCGCTTTGATGCGAGACAGCGGCAATTCGAGAATCTGGCCAACCTCACTACAGATCCAAAACAGAAGAGCTTGTTTGAGCAGCGGGCTATGGCTACTCGTAATGCCAAGGACAACTCAATCGTCCGTATCGACCCGGTGAATTTCTTCACTAAGTACACATTCGTACCGTCGCCGGATGGTGGATTCTACGGGCTGGGGCTTGGCTCCCTTCTCGGCCCTGTCAACGAGGCCGTCTCTACTCTCATCAACCAGCTAATCGATGCTGGTACGATGCAGACTACCGCAGGTGGCTGGATGGCGCGCGGTGCTCGGATGAAAGCCGGGAAAACCAGCTTCGACCCGTTTGAATGGAAGCATGTGGACTCGACTGGGGATGATCTGCGGAAGTCGATCATGCCTCTGCCGGTGAATGCCCCGAGTGACGTCCTTTTTCAGTTGTTGGGCGTGCTCATACAATATGGGGAGAAGATCAGCTCCGCCACCGATATCATGACTGGTATCTCTCCGGGTCAGAACACTCCAGCAACTACCTCTCAGGTGACCGTCGAGCAGGGCATGATGCTCTTCTCTGGCATCTACAACCGGATGTATCGCTCATTCCGGCATGAACTGACCATTCACTATCAGCTCAATCGGACATTCTTTCAGCATTCACCTCGTTATTGGGAACTCACGCAAGGCCCTGATGCGATCCTGCAGGAGGATGACTACCAGCAAAGCAGCTTCCGGGTATTTCCCTCAGCCGATCCATCTGTCTTGAGCATGTCGCAGAGGAAAGAAAAGGCCAGCCAACTCGTACAGGCATCTCTTACTCCAATTGGAGCGCAGTGGGACAAAGCTGTTGTGTCTCGCAAGTGGCTTGAAGCTAACGAATGGGACGTTGAAGAGATCTTCCCTGATCCCGCAGGTCCCCGTGCTATCAAACCGCCGGTCGATCCGAAGTCTGCTATTGCCCAGGCCAAGCTCCAGCAAGAACAGCAGGAACATCATGACGACATGATGCTGAAGGTTGCTGAATTGAAGGGCAAGTTGCAACTCAACAATGCTGAAATTGAGAAGCTGAAAGCAGAAGCGGAGAAGCTGAGTGCGCAAGCGGATTCGGAGCCAGTGAAGACTCAGATTGCTGCTATAGACGCACAAATTGGAGCGCGCAAAGCCCACAACGACACCATTCTGCAGGCCGCTGACATGATGGCAAAGGCCCACAAGACCCACAACGATATCGAGCAGGGCCATCACAAGATGCTGATGGATGTGCAGGATCGGATACTTGAGAAGGAGTCGTCTGCGAGGGAAAATCTGGCTGCAGGTCAGGGCGGTGCAGGGCAAACTACCCCTTCCCCAACTAATTCCTAATGGAGAATCAAATGGATAATCAGCACAAGCAGATCAAGGGCTATCGGGACCTTTCGCAGCATGAGATCGATCTTATGAATCATGTTAAGAACGAGGCTGCTGCAGTGGGAATTCTCTTTGATGGCCTTGAAGGAGTTGAAGGGATTGACCAGCGTTGGCTTGCCATCGCCAAAACAGATCTTCAAAAGGGTTTTATGGCTCTGGTTCGTAGCATCGCACAACCCACTTCTTTCTAAGGACCTAACCCGTGCAACTCCCCCAAGACTACGGCCCAGAGGATTTCCTGAGCTGGTTTCACAATCCAATCACCGAGAGTTTTCTGCATAGCCTGCTAGAGGACAAGCAGGAGATAATGGAAGCGTGGGCGCGACGTGCCTACACGGGTGAAAATGAGGGGCAGACTCTGCAGCTGAATGCTGTGGGGCTTGCTCAGATCAAGACTATTAACGAGTTGCTGCAGAATCTGGAAGATAGTGCTGAGTCGGCACGAGTCCAGATCGCAGAAAAGAATAGGAGTAAGTGATGGATGAGAATGATTCGCAAACTTGGGAATTGAAAATTATGCCGAAAACAGGCTACCTTCAACCAGGCTGGCGTTCTGAGAACAAAGGCCCCAATCCAGCCAACAACTCCGGCTTCCGCGCCACTGGCCACCGCATCCTGCTCATCACAGAGGAAGTGGAAGAAGTAACTTCCGGTGGGATCGTGCTGGTAGCGAAGACAGTTGTGGCTGAAGCGAACCGCGCACAGGTTTGCACTGTCCTGGAGATTGGCCCCGATGCGTGGGCGGATAAATCCACAGACTACTGCGAGCTTGGGGATAGGGTGCTCATTGGGCAGTATGTGGGCAAGATGCATGAATCCCCGGTGGATGGAAAGACCTATCGGTTTGTTAGTGATCTGGACATCATCTCTCCACTGCCCCCGAAGGATGTGAAATGACTGTGAACTGGAGAATTCTCGACAGTTTCTTGAAAGATAAGTCACAATCTTTTGGGCACTGCACAAATCGAGTAGTTGCTGATGATGGACAGGTTCATAGATTCACAACGATTTGTTCCGGGGGAGTGAAACCGGAGGGGTTTGGGACACCTCTGTATGCTTCCTTAGAATTAGCTGTTTCTGATTATGTGGAATCGCTGAAATCTTTCATTGCTCCTGACATCGATCGCCCTGACGCTGTCATTTACTGGAGGCAGCAACCTACGGTCGAAGGGGATGGTGAAATGTTTTTTGTTTACTCTCGCCTTCTGGTAGGCCCTCCAGGTTTGAAAGATCCTGTATGAGCACTCAAGCCAACTTCGATGTGCGAATTTTCGATGTAGAGCCGGGCATCGAAGAGGAAGTCTGGGAGCGGGTGAGTGCTGCTCTGGTAAAAGCCGTCCGGGAGGCACTGGAGGCTGAAGATATCTCCTCTGTGTCGATTGTGCTCCGAGGGCCGGAGGTTGTCAGTTTGTTTAACTAGTTTTCAACCGTTATTACTATTTAGTAATCCCGGTAAATAACCGTAGTTCCATAACTGGAGTTATAGCAATGCCAATTTTGATGCAGCGATTACTGAACCGAGTGTTCCTCCAAGAGCAATCAGGTGAAGGTGGTGAAGGTGGCGGGGGCCATGATGAAAACATCCAACGGGAGCAGGAACTCGAAGCCTCTCGTCGGGGCTGGATTCCCAAGCACAAGTACACTGGCGAGGAAGGCAAGTGGAAGGATGCAGCCACCTTCCTAGCGGATGGAGCCAAGTACAATCGCAACCTGCAGACAGAGCTGGCAACAGTCAAAAAGCAGCTTGCTGAGTTCGAAGGTACGGCTAAGGAATTCGCAGCCTTCCAGCAGCGGCAGATCGAGGCTAGGGACTCCCAAATCGGTGAGTTGGTACGGGACCTCAAGCGCCAGCAGCGCGAAGCCATTCGTGACGGCAACGACGACATGGCGGATTCGATCGAGGACCGCCTGGACATCCTGAATGATGAGCGCGCGAACGTCAAACAGCAGATTGAAAAGCAAAAGCAAACTCCTGAGGGCAAGTCTCCCTCCGCTGTCATTGATGAAGACGGCAACACCAACGATCCTGTCGTGCGTGCGTGGATCAACAATGGCAACCAGTGGTTCAACGAGAGCAAGCCGATGCGGGATTACTGCTTCGCCTTGGCTAACGAAGCCATCGCTGCAGGTGAAACCAAACGCGGACTACCCTTCCTGAACCTGATGCGAGAGAAGATGGAAGAAGCCTTCCCGATGAAGTTCAAGAAGTCCGGTGATCCGACTGCTAGGGGCAGCATGACTGAAGCTGGTGGCGGTGGTGGCGGGGATGGACGTAGCCATTCGGTCAATGACCTCCCTGAAGCGGATCGTGAGTTGATGCGCACTGGCATCCGGCAAGGTTGGACCTCCGAAGCGACCTTCCTGAAAAACTACTTCTCGGACGAGCCCCACATCCACCGCACTGCTCCGAAGAAGAAGTAATCATGAAACCGCACATAACACGTGTACGCATGGGGAATGGTTGATATTGGTACTGCAGAGGATCTGTAGGACTTACCCCAAAAGCAGCTTTTGACGGTTACAAAAGCAACCCATCCGCCAGTAAATTTTCTTTCCCGTCCTTAAGGTATTCTCATGGCTAACGAATCAAAGACCGCCGCCGCCGGGTTCCAACGCGCTCCCGACGCCGATACCAACCGTCTCTTATCTGCTCGTCGCCAAGGACGCGCCCTTCGTGAAGCACGCGAAGATGGCACAGCCCCACGCGAACGAGAAAATGATTTAGGAGGTTTGTCCCTCCAGCTCGACGTCCACGGCGAGATCCCAGACCACAAGCTGTCCTGGGCTAACGACGAGAACGGTGCAATCGAAGGCAAGCTGCAACAGGGCTTTGACTTCGTCACCCAGGACGAGTTATATGCAAAACAGGCCAAGATTGTTCCTGACGAAGAGATTAGCAACGTGATCTCGCGATTCGTTAAGGGCACTCGTTCGGATGGCCAAGCGCTCCGCGCATACTTATTGAAGTGCCCCAACGACGTTTGGGCTGAAATCGAATCGCGCCGGTATCGGGCTGCAGACAAATGGGACGCGGACATCCGTAGGCAAGCAGAATCCCCGGAGCAAGGTTCCGGAATGCGCAGCCTCCGTAATATGCGAACCGAAATCGACACTGGCTACAAGAAGGAATACCAGCTAGGAGAAGGCGCAAAGCAACGCGGCAACTCTGGCGAGTAATCTGCAACTTGGGGCTGGGTCGGCCCCTCTCAACAAACCCTTACTTCAGGGAGACCCACAATGGCGAATTTCGTACAACCCCGTGGCTTCGTTCCCGCTCGCTACCTTAACGGTGCAGCGTGGAGCGGAGGCGCGAATATGTATCACATCCCAGCAGCAGACACGAACCAGTACAATCCTGGTGATGTAGTGCTGTCGGCCGCAACAGGCGCAGATGCTAACGGCATTCCGAACGTCGCGAAGAACACCACAGGTACGGGTGTTGTGCGTGGTGTGGTGATCGGTTGCCTCGTAGCGACTCCGAACCTCCCGTCACTGGTCGGCACCAACCTGGACCTCACGGTACAGAACATCCCGGCGACCAAGACCAAGGACTACTACGTCTTGGTAGTTGACGATCCCAAGGTGATCTTCCAGATCCAGGACGACGGTATCACCGGTGCCAACTTGGTAGCGGCAAGTGTGGGCCTCAACGCCAGCTTCACCGTGACCAATCCGACCGCCCCCGCGCAGAACTCAGCCACCGTCCTGCTCTCGTCCTCGTTCGCTGTGACTGCTGGCCTGACCGTCAAGCTCTTCGGCCTGTCCCAGATTCCGAACAACGCGTTCGGTGCGAACGCAACCTGGGATGTTATTTTCAACCAACACGAATTCCAGGGCAATACCGCCGGGGTTTAATAATTTGGGCTTCGGCCCTTAGAGGAGAATTACCATGCCAGGTATTGTCAATACAGGCTCCTACCCCAAGGGACTATGGGAAGGGGTGAAGAGCTGGTGGGATTCGGCAGCTCCGGGTGCGCCCGAGTTCGCGCCGATGATGTTTAAGAAGTACGATTCGGAGAAGAACTACGAAGAGTACGTTCAGTCGGTTGGTCTGGGGCTGGCAGTGTTCAAGCCGGAAGCTCAGCCGATCAGCTACGACACGATGCAACAGGGTTTCATCACCCGTGGCACCAACGTGGCGTATGGCCTGGGGATCATTGTCACCCACGAAGAGCTGAAGGATAACCTCTACGTGAAGCTGACCCAGGGCCGTGTCGAACGCCTCCGTCGCGCCTTCCGCGAAACGAAGAACATCAACGCAACGAACGTTTTCAACCGGGCCTTCAACGCCACGTATGCTGGTGGTGATGGAGTTGCTCTGTTGAACACCGCTCATCCGAACTTTTCTTCGGGCACGTGGCAGAACAAGATGGCGATTGATGCTGCCTTGTCTCAGGCTGCGGTCGAAGACATGCTGATCCTGATGATGCAAGCCAAGGATGACCGTGGCTATATCGAACCGTTGACGGGGGACAAGCTGATCGTCCATCCGAACAACATCATGAATGCCGACCGCATCTTGAAGACTGGGAAGGCCGTTGGGAACAACAACAACGACATCAACCCGATTGAGACGGAAGGGTACTTGATGGGTGGTCGCGTTAGTAACCCCTACCTCACGGCGGCCGATCCCTGGTTCATTACCACCGGTATTCAAGATGGTATGATCTGGCAGGAACGTGAACCATTGGAGATTTGGGAAGACAATGACGCCGACACGAGGAACTACAAAGTTGGCGCTTACGAACGCTACACATTCTTGTGGGCTAACCCCCGCGGCTTGTACGGTTCGAACGCAGCGTAATCTGTCAGTGAGTAATTAACCGTTATTACTATTTAGTAATCCCGGTTGAAAACCTCCCTATCAAGGGGCGAGTTATAGAAGGGTGGTCATGTACACTCTTTTTAACCCGCCTCTTTCTTCATCTAATTCAGGAGCAGTAAAATGCCAGCCAAGCTTTCCCGGACCAGCCGGATGCCTTATGGTTTGACCAATGCAGCCCCCCGCCAGACGATGGGTAATTCGGGCGTACCGGACCCGACCTGGGCGCGGATGATTGCCCTAGAATATATTAACAACAATGATCTGACGGCGCTCACAGCCAACGGTGCGGCAGCTATGGCTACCGTAGCTGGTGTAGGCGGTTCAGCTACTCTGACCACTGGGGCAGCGGCCAACACCCTCGGGGCAGAGGCTACGGCTCAGGCAATCTTCCAAGTTCCAACTGCAGCAAACAACCTCGGACGGATGTTCTTCAAGTGGCAAGGGTCGATCGACTCGCTACTGGGCACCTTGCAGGTTGGCTTCGTAGCCTCCGCAGCCGCAGCCCCGCAAGGCATCTTCATCCAGTCAACTGTCACCACTGGCGCGCTCAGCTTGATCGTTCGTAACGGCACGGGTACTTCAACCTTCCCCTTCCCTTCGACGCAAGCTCTCGTAGCTGGCACTACTGTCGAACTCGGTATCGAAGTCGACACCATCGGCAACGTATTCGCCTATTTCAATCCGACGACTGGCGCAGAGCCGATCACCGGCACGGTCCCGTCAACCCCTATCGGCACGGTTGCTAACGGCCCTGTCGTTGCTGCTTACAACCAGCTCAATGGCTCCCTGCAAGGTCTCTTCTTGCCGACCGGTGCCCTCTTCACCTCCCAAGGTGCCATCCCCACGACCGCCGTGGCTCGCGTCCTGACAGTCAATTTCTTCGTGGCTGTGCAAGAAGTGACTCCCAACTAAATAAGGGGCCATCATGGCAAATGCAGTAACTATTCAAACTATCATCGATGGCCCTCGTAATGCTGTTGTGAAGGTCACGGGGATTCTCGATACGTCAGATGTGGCTCCAGTACAGGTGGCTATTCCGGCAACCATGTTCCACGTGTCGCAGACCTTGCCCTTTCCGTTGCTGAAGCTCGACTATATCGACTATTCGATGGGAGGTAATCTAGAGGTTATCTTGTCCTGGGGACTGGCTGGTGGTGCTGGCCCAGGTGCTCCGATCTTGCCTATCGCTGCTCGCGGTCGGATGGCTTTTGACTGCTTCGGTGGACTGACCAATAACCAAGCCGGATCTGACGGCAGCATCTGGCTGCAAACAACTGGCTGGGCGGCGACTCCTGATGCAGTGACCGTCTTCACGGTTGTGCTGGAATTGATCAAAACTGGTGGAATTGGGGTAGGAGTACGATAATGGAAAAGAAAAAAATTGGCCGCGCGAAGGGGCATACAGTCACGCGCTCTGAGGTCAAAAAGGGTGTAGCTGCCATGTCCCAAGCCATGACCACGCGGGTAGCAGCTAAGCCCAAAACAGCCCCCCGTATGAAGATGAAAGCGTAACTCCCTGGAGCAGCCATGCCAACCTACAGCGGCACATATAATTTCGCCCTAACTGCTCAGCAACTGGTCACAGAGGCTCTCGTAAACACGGGGGCTTTTGACCAGTATCAAACTATCCCTGCAGCGGATCTTGCTAGTGTTTTGCTTTCTCTGGAGATCATGTGCAAGGAGATGGCGCTGAATGGAATGCCGCTGTGGGCGATTCAGGATGTTAGCTTTCCGACAGTGGCGGGGCAGGCAGTTTACAACCTGTCCACGATTACAGGTTCGACTCTCCCCCTCCGGGTGCTTGACCAATACATTGTCGATAGCCAGGGCAATTCTGTCACTATGCAGATGACCTCTCGGTACGACTGGGACACCTTGGGGCAAAAGGGGCAGCAATCCGTCCCGAATCAGGTCTGGTACGATCCACAGCTAAATGCCGGCAACCTGACCCTCTACAACGTGCCTAGTGACAGCACCCACACTATCCATGTGGTGTTGCAGTTGCAAATGCAGGACATTGGGGCGCTTACCAACAACATCGCATTCCCGCAGGAAGCCTACCGCATGCTGCTCTGGAATCTGACAGATGAGATTTCCCTGAAGTACCGCATGCCTTCTGATGAGCGACTGGAAGTCAACCAGCGTGCGACTGCTTTCCGGGATAAATTCTTCAATGCGGAGTTTGGGCAGGAACAAGCTTCCATCTTCCTCACCCCTTCTGAGCGGAGAATGTAATGGCAGTACCAGATAAGGACGTAACCATCTCCTGGGCGCATCCGATTGGAACTCGGGATGGCACACTGACCAAAGATGCGAAGATGGTCAACTGCTTTATGGAGAAGACAGAAAACGGGATGGCTATTGTCAAAAGGCCCGGGACTAGCTACGCATCTTCTGGTAATACTGGCACGCCGCAGGGGCAGTTCGCTTACTTCGGTACGCAGTATTTCATTATTAATAACCAAGCCTACTTGTCGGGGTCAGCTGGAGTAGGTGGTGGGATTGCAATTCCTGCCCCAAGTGGGGGTGCCCTTGCCTATTGGTCGATCAGTGCTGAAGAGGCCGGTGCTCCGAGCACGGTCATTCAAGACGAAGGCGGGCAGCTGTGGACTTTCAACGGGTCAGTATTTACAAAAGTCACTGATGCGAACTACATCAGCACTCCGGTTGCTCCAGGGATTGTTTACCTGGATGGGGTTTACTATGCGATGCGTATTGATGGGCAGGTGATTGGGAGTGCCATCAACGACCCTACGACGTGGCCAGCGCTGGATTTCGCTCAAGCTGACGTGACGTATCTGGCGGGGATTACCCTGCTACGGCATCTGAATTATATCATTGCGTTCTACGATCAAGGTACTCAGGTCTTTTGGGATGCCAACGCGGCTCCCAATACGCAAGGGATTGCGCTGCTCCCGGTACTCAATGCCTCTTTTACTACGGGCTGTTTCAATGCTCGGACAGTCGTAGAACTGAACGATGTGTCAGTTTGGGTAGCCCATTCAGCTCTGTATGGTCGGACGGTGCAGAGCTTCCAAGGTCTCCAGATGGTGCAGATCTCCGACCCGTTCATTGAGAAGATCCTGAGCCAGCCAGCTCTCACACAGAACAGTAACCAGATGTGGGCGTTTGGGGTGAAGATCTGCGGGCATCAGTTTTATGTGTTGACTCTCGCTCAACTGAACGTGACCTTGGTCTATGACTTCACAGCGCAAAGCTGGTCTACGTGGTCCACGATTGTTAACGGAGTAGAGCAATTCTTCAATGGTCGGTTCTACTTCCGATCAGAAGGATTCGATGGTGTATTCGGTGATACCTTGCAGGACACGACAACTGGCCGTCAGATCGTGCTATCGGAAGCTGTCTTCACCGATGCAGCTTTTGCCCTGCCAGCCGTGAACATCCCCGTCACTTGCGTCACACCTAACTACGACTGGGGTACACTAAACTATAAGCGGTTTACTGCTATGTTTCAGCAGGCTGATACTGTCACGACCTCAATCGGAATTGCATTTTCTGACGACGACTACCAGACCTTCAGCACGCCTCGGATGATGAGTCTGCAGTTGGCCCTGAAACAGCTGCGCAATTGTGGCAGCTCTCGGAGGCGAGCCTGGAAGATGACTCATAGTGATGCGACCAGTCTGCGACTGTATGATGTGAAGGCTCCGGTTACGTTAGCAAATAGGTAGTTTTTCGCATACATTACTTTTTATTAATCCCGGTTAAAAACCCCCATGAAAATCGCCATTGAGCCATTCACTCTCGAACTCGCGGCAGAAATCACCCCGCTCGGGCAGGAATGCTGGGATGAATGCTCTGAAATAAAGAAAGATACCTGCGCCTACCATGGGCAGCGAGGTCTCCCGATTGACCCAAACAACGATGTTTATCTGGCATTAGAATCGCAAAAGCAGATGCTTGCCATGACCTTGCGGAGCGAAACGGGTAGCTTGCACGGCTATGCCCTGGCAATCACTTATTTCAGCCTCCATCTCCGCACAGAACTCTGTGGGAATGTGGACACTTTCTACATCCAACCTGAGTATCGCCAGAGCATGCCCCGCTTTATGTCAGCTATTGAAGACGAACTACGTTCTCGCGGGGTCAGCATTATCGGGTGGCCAGTTACTTTAGCAGGGCTGCTCTACAAAATTCTTGAAAAGCGTGGCTACATTGCTGATGATGTGGTGATGGAATTGAAACTGAAAGATCTTCCTGGGAGCGAATCATGTGTGTAGCCGCTGGAGCCATCGGAGCCGCAGTTGCGGGATCAGTAGTTAGCAGTGTGTTGGCCCCCCGTCCTAGCTCATCGAGCAACAGCGGCGCACAAGCTGCTGCAAATGCCGCCGATCCTTTTGCTTCTCAGCGAGAGCAGTATCAACAACAGCTATTTCAGTTGATGAGCAACCCATCTTCGATCACTTCTACCCCAGGCTATCAATTTGGCCTGACACAAAGCCAGAATGCTGTGGAAGGCAGTGCGGCCGCCAACGGGATGGTGAATAGCGGCAACGTGCTAAATGCCCTTTCGACTAATGCGCAAGGCTACGCAGCCACCCAGTTAAATAATCAGGAATTGCTACTTGCCCAGCTGTCTGGGGCCAACGTAGGCTCTCCCGGAACCGCAGGGCAGATTCTTCAGAACCAGAATCAATCCAATCAGCAGTCCTTAGGCACCCTCGGCAACGCTGTCACTTCCGGCATCAATCAGGGTATTAACAGTGGTGGATTCTCCAATGCCTGGAATTCCTTCACAGGTAGCAATTCCACAACCGGCAGCGAGAACCTCGGAGCCTCCTCCACGAGCACTCCAGATGACCTCATCTCTGGCTACACCGGCTAAGGAGAACTAAAATGGCAGGATTCGGTGGGTTTATCCAGGGCTTGGGACTGGCTATCGGCAACGATATGATCCAGGGGCAAGCTTTTGAAATGAAGCAGGCGCAGACGCAGCTGCTGCAGACGGAAGCTGCCAGAGCCAAAATGCAGCAGCAGCAGATGCAGCAGAAGATGAAAACCGATAAGGATATCGGGGCGTTTATACAGTCGCAAACTCAGCTGGAGGGGGCTGATGCCTCCTTGCCACTTAATCAGGCAAAGATGTATAGTAAGGCTGCTGGGCTGGCGGCGTCTCTTGGGGATCTCGCGTCTGCAAAAGAAATGACAGATCTGAGCAAGCAGGCTACTCAGGAAGGAATCGAGCAGACCAAGCAGTTGGTAGTGCAGCAAGCGCAAAAGAAAGAAGCCCTTGCAACTATTGCCGACAACACCCCGGAGCAGCCTACCCGCGAGCAATCTAATAACCTCGTGCGTGCGGCTGTGGAAGCTGGTCAAGATCCTACGACCATCCCTATGCCGGGTACTCCCGCTTTTCTTGCCTGGAAAAATCAGCAGAAACTGGCTGGCATGGACTCGACAAAGAAAGCTGAATTCGTGCAGAAAGCCGCTGACACGCAACAGCGTCGGCAGCAGCAATGGGCTGAACATGAAGACAATGTCAGCTTGCGTAGAGCTACCCTTCAACAAACTGCAGCCTTCCGCGAGGATAGCCTTGCCCTGCGTAAGGATGAGTTCTTGGTACGTCAACAAGATCGTCAGGACAAGGTGAAGAACCCACAGATTGTCGATATCGGCGGGGTGAAATACGAGCGTGATCCTGAGATGAAGCTGAAAGGAGACCGGAATCCCACCGATCCTACACTTGTCAAACTCGGGGACAGAGCACGCACCGCAACCCAAGAGAACAACATCGTGTCAATTGGTGGTGCGGGTTCGGAAGTCGTGCGTAACTTGAAATCTATGTCTCTGTTCCCAACTGGAACCACCAACAGCCCATTCGCTCATATCACGGATCACGGGTTTGTGGAGTCGATTGAAAAGACTGGCAGCAACGCACTCACACCGGAGCAGATACAAATGTTCCAGACGTCCTCTTCGGGCCTCTCTACGGAGTTGTCCCGGATTATGACACTCGGTGGTGGGAGAGGGGCTAACCAATCGGTTATCAATGAGGTGAAGTCACAGACAACTCCGAATGCTGGGGATACGAATATGACCGCAGCTTATAAAATAGCCACTGCGGCGCAGATCGCCCTGACCCGATTGAAGTCGACTCCTGACCCAGCAGACCCGAAGGTTCGCGCAAACTGGGATGAGACGGTGAAGGAACTGGAAGCCTACCCGAAACCTGATGATATTCTTGCTGCAGCCTCTGGCAAGCAGAAGAAGCAACTACAGGGAATGGAAGGGAATTACAGGAAGCTGCTCAACACAGTCAGGGATAGTGCGGATAGCGATTCCGCTGCCCCGTTGCCTGGTGGGGGCGATCCGGGCAAAGGCACTTCCGCACCCCCGTTGCCAGCTGGTTGGACTGTTACCGCACATTGAGGATTTATGCCCGATTTCACTCTGACATCACCGGAAGGTAAGAGCTACACTGTTAGTGGGCCTGAGGGGGCTACGAAAGAACAAGCCTTTCAGGTGCTGCAACAGCAGCTTTCTGCGGGCACTGCGAAGGAAGCGGCCCCTTCCACAGCTGGCAGCCGAGCGAAGCAAGCCATTGCCGACCTCAAGCCTGACCTCAAGATGGACGAGGCTGGCAAACCAGTCCCCACCCCCACAGTCAAATCGGCTCTGGAGGCTATCGGCACTTCCACAGCCTTCGGCGGGGCTCTCGGAGCAGCATCTCCCGAAATCCTCACTGGAGCTGGCTATGCGCTTAGCTTTATCCCTGATGTTGGACCGACGATCGGTGCGGCTCTCATGGAGGCGGGCACGGCAGCTAGAGCTTCCAGGCTTGCCTATGCCGGGTCCGGGGCTCTGTCAGGACTCGTTGGGGAAGCTGGAGGGCAGACAGCAGAAGCCGCAGGAGCCTCTAAGGGAACCGCAGATGCAGCTAGATTGGTTGGAGGGATGGCAGCAGGTCCAGGGTTAGCACTGGTGAGTAAGGCCAAGGGGCTCTTTGGGGCAGTCGCTGAGAAGCTCGGACTGATGGCTGCCACGGATGCGAATGTGGGGAAGGCTGCGGCCGCTCTCAGAGGGATTGAAGATGCTGGAGTTCCCGCGAATGCTCTGCATCAGACCCTGCAGCAAGGAGCCGACGCACATATCCAGGATGCGCAGAAAGCCGGTGAGAAGGTGATGGCTGATGCACGGCAGAGAGCGGCTGATGTAGGTTCGCAAGATGCAAAAGCAGCCCAGAAGGTGCTGGACGATGGGAAGTCTCGCGCGGATCAGATCGTTGCTGAGGCGAAGAAACGGGCAGCGGATTTGAATAAGGCATCTGGCAATCGGATGGCTACCGCAGGAAAGGTGCTGGCACAAGCAGAGCCGTCTCTGCGAGTTGTCGGGCAGCCTAGAGAGATCTCGGATATCGGTAAGGAACTGCAAACGGCAGTCTCGCAGGAGCATCAGGCCGCTCTGGATGCCCGGACGAAAGCCTACAACAATCTGAAGGACCAGCGGGATTCGATAGTAAAGAGCAAGGAGCAGGCTGGGCAGACCGTTGAGCAGACTGAAGGGATGAAGGATCTGAAGAGCTATATCAAGGGGAAGACAGATGCCAACGCATCCCCACGGCAGACTACGGATCAAGGCACTCTGCGGGTGTACGGACAGGTGAATGAAGCCCTGCAGAATCCGTCTTTCGAGGCACTGGATCAGGTGCGGAGGAAGCTGGGGGATGTGCTCGGAGGTAGGGATGTGGAAGGGTATTCGGCGGTAGGGAAGGATGTAGCCGGGAAGTTGTACGCGAAGATCAGCGACATCCAGAAGGAATTTGTTGGCAAGGATGCCGCTGGAACCAACCTTCAGCAAATGATGCAGGAGCAATATCATGATGCTTCGCTGGGACTTAGGAAGTTTGGCACGGGCGCAGGAGGCAAAGCAGCGGCGATTGACAGAGTTGACCCAGAAAGGTTTGCAGCAGACCCAGCTGGAGTGCCCAAGCAGTTCTTCTCTAGCCAGCAGTCAGTACGTGATCTCAAGGAACTCACCGGAGACTCGGGACTGGTGCAACGGGCAGGGAGTAGTTACGTCAGCAGTCAATTACGAGGAATGTCAGCCAAACAGGTCGAGGGGTTTGCTCAGAAGAATTCGGACTGGATTCGGGAAGTGCCTGGATTATCTAAATCGGTAGCTGACTATGCAACGAGACTTGCGAAAATCGAGAGTACGGCGTCTAAAGTTCAAGCGAATTCAGAGAACCTTGCTAAAAGAGGCGCTGCCATCCCTGTGGAAGCTGAGGCAGCAGCAACGCGAGAACGGTCGGAAACGATTAGCAGAGCAGGGAAGATAGGGGAGGGGTCAGTAGATACCCAGAGCAGGGTGCTGCAGGAAGGTGGGAAAGCGGCAGGGGAGGCTGCGAAAGCGGCAGCGGCTCCAGCGGCAAATCTGAAAGCTATCCTGAACGGAGGGGAAAGGCCAGAAGCAGTCCGCGACCTCTTACTTAATGGTAAGCCAGAGCAGACCCGGCTGGCAGCTAGGATCAGCTCGCAGACTCCTGAAGGAAGAAAGGCTCTGGAAGGGAGTGTGCGGCAGATCACGGCTGATATGAAAGAGGGGACGCTGCAGAAGCAGTGGAATGAAAGGCTGAAACCGATGCTGACCGACGGGAAGATGCTGACCCCAGATCGGATGAAGGCTCTGACTAAGGATGTGGAAGGGCTGTTAAAATCCTACTCGGGGAAGCCCCCTGTCGGGTTGATGCAGAGAATGATTATGGGAGCGGTATATTCGGCGGGGGGTAATTATGTGGGACAGGATCCGAGGGAGTAATTAACCGCTATTACTATTTTGTAATCCCGGTCGATTAGTGGCTGATTGGAAAAGAAGAGATTTGGTGGGAAGTAGGACAACCGCAACAACGGCTCGCGGGGCGGAGAGTACCTATCCGAGCGGGGCATAGGCTCCGGGGGAGTGACGGTAGGTAGATTCGCGAGCCTCCCCTATTGCAATCGTCAACGGAATCCGGCATAATCATTACATGGTGAAGAGAGGGGGAAGGCTGATCCCCTTCCACGGAAAGGCCCTCTCCTCGCCCCCTCAACTTTCTTGTCTTACTGCACACTAGCTGCAGAGTGGAGTCCAACCCAGATACACCGCCTAATGCTCGACTGGTCTTGGCCAGCGAGGGACTATAAATAAATACCAGCTTCCTGTGTGCAGACAGAAAATTCCCGAAGGAGAGATCCTGGCGGGCTTTTTCTGCTGGCTTTCCGGTTTTCGGCTTGTTGGGCTAGGAAACAATACTGCTTTTTCGTTTTCGACATACATTACTTTTTGTTAATCCCGGTCGAAAACCCCGAGCGTTAGCGAGAGTCCCCCACCTCCCTATGCAATTCCCCTTCAGCGACCTGCTACCCCCTCCTTGCTGCTACAATCCTTCTCATCGCGCGCACGCAGCTACTCTTATAAGAAGTTGCGGTAGCAGCTTGCCACATTGTAGGGTCTCTCGCTCCGCTCGGGCTTACTAATGAAGATCTTGTTAATTGATAGCTCCGCATTCTTTCTGGACTTCGCCATGCGCTGCGAGGCTCAGGGGCACGACGTCCGGGTGTGGATCGCCCCCGATGAGAAGACCTTCGAACGGGTTTCCATTGGCGACGGGCTAGTCAGAAAGGTCCCGACCTGGGAAGGGTCAATGTCATGGGCAGACCTGATTTTGGTTTCCGACAATTGCCGCTATATGAAGCGGCTGGAAGGCTACCGACAACGCGGGTTTCCAATCTTCTCCGCCAACGTTGAAGGTACTTCCTGGGAAATGGATCGGCTGAAGGGGCAGGAAGTGCTGGAGCAAGCCGGGATTGAGTGCCTCCCCTGCATTAAATTCTCTAATTGGGACGATGCAATCTCCCATCAGAAAGCTAATTTGGATGTCCGATATGTTTGCAAGCCCTGCTCCGACGTGGACAAAGCTCTCAGCTACGTCAGCAAGTCAGCAAAAGACATGATCTTCATGCTGCAACATTGGAAGCGGACGATCAAAAAGCCATGCCCGTTTATCTTTCAGGAGTTTTGCCCAGGGATTGAGGTGGCGGTAGGTGGCTGGATGGGCCGGAATGGCTTCCTCGGGCACGTGCTGGAGAATTTCGAGCATAAAAAGCTCATGAATGATGAGAAAGGGCCGAACACAGGGGAGCAAGGAACGGTTATCAAATACGTTCCCATCGGCGAATCGAAGCTGGCTCGTGAGTTGCTCTTACCTGTAGAAGCGGAATTGATCCGGTCGGGCTACACTGGCTATATTGATGTGGCCGCGATGCTCGGAACAGAAGGCCCCCGTAAGGGTCTCCTAAACCCACTCGAATTCACCTCCCGGCATGGTTGGCCCTTGTTCCTAATTCAGCAGGTCCTGCATCATGATGTGGTCAGCTGGATGAAGGACGCGGCCGATGGGCGGGATACCTTTCAGCCGTCCGATGAGATTGCTGTAGGCGTGTTCCTGTCGATGCCGGATTTCCCTTACCATCATCTTAAGGAAGACCAGCTGTCCGGCTTCCCTGTCTGGGGCATCACCAAGGAGAACCGTTATTTCTTCCATCCCTTCAATATGAAGCTTGGAGAGGGGATTGATGATAAGGGAGCGACGGTCCCTATGATGGTGACGGCGGGGAATGCTATTGCGACCGTGACGGGGGTCGGTAGGACCGTGGAGGAGGCGAAAATCGATGCCTACGGCCATCTTTCGGAGTTGGAGATTCCCAATTCTCCAATGTATCGAACCGACATCGGCGACCGCCTCCGCGATCAACTCCCCATCCTGCAGAAGTATGGCTACTGCACTAGCTGGAGCTACTAATGTCAGTTCGGAATAACCTGGTTCTCCCCCCAGTACCCCCTGCAGGAGCGGACACCAAATGGTTTCAACAGCTGCAGGCTACAGTTAGCTGGAATTTCAATGCTGCGGCCCCTACAGCAAAACGCCCTAACAATGCGTTGATTGGCCAGCACATGCTAGATACGACGCTTAACAAGCCCATCTGGTGTACTGCCGTGAATCCTCCGGTGTGGAGAGATGCCACGGGCACTGTCGTATAGGGTTTTCGACATACATTAACTTTTTGTAATCCCGGTGAGAAACGAAAATGTCAGGGAAAGGTGAGGCAGACTACTACAAAAGCGGAGAGTGGAATTTCGTCTGCGACCTTTGTGGCCGGAAGAACAAGTCTGGAATGGCCATGTTCACGTGGCAAGGCCTGTATGTCTGCCGACATCATAAAGAGGTGCGCAATCCTCAAGATTTCTTGCGTGGCGTTAAGGATGACCAGAGCGTGCCTTGGTCCCGCCCCTATCATCCACCTCGCTGTGACACCACCGAATTCCCCTATGTTGAATTCTGCACCTTGCAGGGAGAGAACGCGATCCCCGGATTCGCCATCCCTGGCTGTTCCGTCCCTGCTTTCGTCAACACTGCTTTCTACCCGTCCATCATCCAGTATCGTGGCTGGGCTATCCAGGACACGTATGGCTGTGATATTCTCGACACTAACGGCCAGATGATCTTCCCCCCAGGCACTCCATCCGCAACCAACCCGCCCGGACCAAACGGACCTCAGTACCGTTTGGACATCAATTTCATTTTGGACTCCAGCACACTGTCATGAAAAAAATCCTTTTACTTGTGGTGGCTCTTTGGGTGGTGGTCGCTCAAGCTCAGTTTACTCCGGGGCAGATACTCACAGCGGCAGAACTGAACAGCCAGTTCGCTCTCTATGCACCTCTCGGCGGGGCTACCTTCACAGGGCCTGTGACTATCCCCACACTGGCCTCCACGACAGTCAACGCCACCACTGTTAACGCAACAAACTTGTCCGTCAGCGGCACCTTCACCATTCCAGCTTCCACTGTCCTGCCGAATGGGGTCACTGCTACTACTCAGGGTTTCCTCGACAACTCGACGAAGGTCGGCACTACTGCCTTCACGAAGCAATCCCTTCTAGCAGCTACTGCCGAGATCCCCATTGCCAGCTTCACTGGAGGTACTTACAACTTCCAGACTGCTGGTAGTGGGGCATCTTTTGTAATTTTCGCTCTGTCCGGTCCTATCACCTCCATCCTCTCTATTGTGAATCCGGGCACCGGGTATCAGGTAGGGGACTGCCTTATTGTTGTTGGTGGCAATGGGGATGCGATTGTTAGGGTGAATTCCGTCTCGGGAGGGGGTATCACGTCACTCTCTCCGCTCTACGGCGGTACGGGCTACACGTCCGGGGCGACTTTGCAGGGTTCTGCCCTCCCCCCAGGCAGCCGCACAGCCAACCTCAATGGGGTTCTCGCCAGCAACGCCACCATTATCATCCCCGCCGGGACAGTCCTTCAGGGTGCCCGACGCGTCGGCTTCCAGAACAACACCACAGGAGCCTTCACCACCACAGTCAAACTCTCCAACGGAGTCGGGGGTTCCACAGGCACTGGGGTTGTCCTCCCCCAGGGAACTGCCAACTCGACCTCAGTTCTCCTCTATACTGATGGAGTGACGGACGTCTGGCCAGAAGCTGGTTTTGGTCTCTACGCGCCAATCGCTTCCCCAACCTTCACTGGAACTGTCACCATTCCCGGCGGGGCAAGTATAGCAGGGTACGCGTTGCTCGCCAGTCCAACCTTCACAGGAATCCCGGCAGCTCCTACCGCTGCCGCAGGGACCAACACTACCCAACTCGCTACTACCGCCAATGTGGTGGCTAACTTCGCAACTCCCCCGACAGCTGGTTACGGCAGTACAACTCCAGAGCCTGTTGCTGCCACTACCATCAGTGCTACCGGGGCGATAACCCCCTCACAGACCGCTGGGATTGTCGGGACCAACGCGGCAAATAGCGCGAACGCAGGAAGTGTCGGGGAATATGTAGCGAATCAAACAGCAACTACACCAGCAACTTCTAATGTCGCACTCAATGCGGCAAGTATTAGCTTGACAGCTGGAGATTGGGATGTGAGTGGTATTGCCACCTACCTTCCGGCTGGAACTACCACTCTGTCAGGTTACGCTGAAGGTATCAGCATAACTTCAGCCACTTTCGGGGCGGTCAATTCAGGGTCGTATAATCAGGTGGTCGGTCTTACATTTCAGGCCGGTTCAGGAGCTGTCCAATCTACTCCTGTGTACCGTATAAGCCTGGCGTCTCCGGCAACAGTTTATCTTGTAGCACAAGCTACTTTTTCCGTAAGCACACTGACAGTTAGTGGTGTTATCCGAGCGCGCCGAGTCCGATAATGAGAGCAAACCCCACAAGGAACAGCTATGGCTGAGCAAGGGTCATACCCACTAAATGGCAGAGTTTTAGGCCCGAATGACACTGTCACTGGGGTAGTGACTGGACAAACGGCTGACATCCCTCTGAGTTTGCTGCAAGCTTTCATTGGGGCAGGGTCTCCTCTGGCAGGACCGACTTTGGGGCGGCCTATCCCTGTTTTCATAGGGCAGCCTTATTTCGATACCACACTCGGCTTTATGGTGTGGTGTTCTCAGATTCTTCCAGCCCTCTGGGTTGATGCCGCTGGAGTTGTCGTATGAGCACATTTCCTGTAAATAATCTGACTGTTAGTGGGACTGCTTCGATCAGTGGGGCGACAACTGTCGGAGCCTTGGATGCCGAAGGGGCTGTAACCGGGGCGGGTTTTGTCGCTTTGGTGGCTCCGTTTGCACCAAAAGTCGCGCCTACGCTGACAAGCCCAGTGGTAATCAATGGAGATGGTGTCCACATAACACTGACTCTCAGTGACCCCACCAATGCGAACGGGGTGCTGATTGCACTGACTGGTAATGGTGGCACGACACCAGCGAAATATATCCAAGCAGGGGCCGGATTCTTTGCGCTGCTCAACAATGCGCTGCAGGACATCGTGAATATCAGCGATTCCGGCGTGATGACCTTTCCGCAGAGTGGCGCGGGAGTCGGAACAGTAGTCGGCTCAATTTCAGCCCTCCGGTCGGTCCTAAAAACCGGCAATCAATCTTGTTATGTCACGGGCTACTACGCTCCAGGCGATGGCGGGGGGGGACAGTATTTCTTTGCTCCTGGGGATACAACAAGCGCTGACAACGGCGGGACGATCATCGTCGCCCCAGATGGTGGGCGCTGGTATCTGGATTTTGTCGATTTCGTTACTACCAAGCAATTCGGCTGCAAGGCAGATGGGTCGACGGATGATACTTCGGCATTGCAGAAGGCGTTCACGGCTGTCAGCAACTTGCATATCTCCATCGGCAAGCACCTTGTGTCGAGTAATGTTGGGATAGCCAAAAGCAACTTCACTCTCACAGGTGCAGGGCAAGATTCTCAGATCTTAACGAATAGCTCAACCGCCAATATACTGAGTTTTGGGGACGGTACAAACGAGTACCAGAACGTTGTATTGCGGGATTTCTCTATCGATTCGACTGTCAGCAAAACTGCCGGTGTCGCGATTACGATGGCGAAATGCACGCGCAGTCGCATCAAAACCGTATTCATGTCGCCTCCCGAAACTGCGACAAACCCCCCGCGTCTGTTCTGGGGGATTTACTGCAATCAGTTCGATTACACAGTTATCGAGAGCTGCACAATCATTGTCAAGGGTGTCGGCATCGCAGCAGCCGGTAATTCTAGCGGCACCTATGGCGCAGGTTTCTACATTACCGGTGGCACTAAGGTTAACACGGATAACGTATCTAACTCTATCGGCGTCCTGATAGGGGGTGGCTGCGGTGGGGTGGTATTTGGTGAATGCGATATCATCGCCTGCGAGCAGAATGTTGTGTTTAATAACACGCTCGCGTCAGCTCCAAATCGGGAACAATTCTTCACCGCAGGATGCACATTAGACAGCGCTGGCGATAACAACATCTGGGTGCAGAACAATGGTGCAGCAGTTATCGACATGACTGGCACATGGTGTTCTTCGGCGGGACAAACGAATGCTTCTGGGAATGGAATTTTAGTCAACTCCACCCAGCAATCTGGGATGTTCGTGAAATGCAATGGTGTGCGAATGTTTAATAATCTAGGTGGGGCTATTGTTTCCAATGGTGGGGGGCTTATTTTCGTAGGGGGGCTAATGATCAGTAATGGTCTTGGGGCTTCAGGAGGCCATGGAATTTGGTTCCCGACAGCAAACACGAGCGAAAAGACGATCACTGGCTCGACGATTATTAATAACGGTAATGCGACCACTGGCACGGGTATTTTGATCGCTGCCGGCGTGACAAATTGCCAGATCCAATGCAATACGATCCATGGCAACGCCCAGGCGCAGCTGACTGATAACAGCGGAGCTGTTAATAAGCTCATTGCGAATAACCTGCTTACTTAAGGAGTTGCTGTGGCTAGTACAACTTTCCAGGATTACAACCAGAACAATCCGGTGGTGTCGAGTTGGCTGAATGATGTTAACTCGATTGCCTACACACCAGCGGGTACTCATAGGGTGGCCATACAGACGGCGGCTGCCTGGGTGAGGTTTTCTGTTACTGGTGGCGTGGTTGCCATTCAACAATCCACAAACATCTCGACGGTGGGGAGAACTGGCGTTGGGGTGTATGTGATCACTTACGGCGCGCCCCTGAGCAATGCCGCAAACTCTTATGGAATTACCATGAGTCAGGCCGGTTTTGCCTTCCAAGCTGCAGAAGCTCTTGGCAGTGTAACGATCAACACGCACGACACTACGAACACAGCAGTTGATCCGGCATCAGTTAGTGTGCAGATCTTCGGGGCAAACTGATTAGTAGGGTTTTCGGCATACATTAACAAAAAGTAATCGCGGTTAATTACGGGGAAATTCAGGGATGCCTATCGTGGATGACACTACGAAAGATGTTGTTGCGAGTGCGATAAAGGCAGCACCGCCAGTGTCGATGGTGGGGATGCATTTTCTCGGGTATGGGATAGCGGATTGGTTGCTGGCGGTCACGCTCGTCTACACCATACTGCAATTGGTGGTACTGCTCCGGGATAAGGTCTTCTACTCAGAATTGAAGAGGCAGGAAGAGAAGCAGCATAAGCAAAGAGTGAAGCGAAGAATCGCTGCGGAGAGACATGATGAATCCAACTAATTTGGCCCTGCTGATTGCGGAGCTGCGGTTTGACGAGGGGGTTAGATATACCCCTTATAACGACACTCTGGGGATTAGGACTGTAGGAGTTGGTCACAATTTACAAGTCTCCCCACTGCCGATTGGCTGGTCGTATCCGCTAACTGACGATCAGGTCAATCAGCTACTCACAGCAGACCTGCAGAATGTTTTCACTCGTTTGGGAGTTCGGCTGCCCTGGTGGACGTCCCTAGACGATGTTCGTCAGAGAATTATCTGCAACATGTGTTTCCAGCTAGGGGTGAATGGCCTGATGGAATTTGTCAATACACTTAATTTTGTGGAGCAAGGTCAGTACCAGCAAGCCTCTGCGGGAATGCTCGTCTCCGCATGGGCGCAACAAACCCCCGCACGTGCGCACCGATTAGCTACTATGATGTCCACAGGAGTTTCAACTTACCCAGGAGAGCAGTCATGAACACCTTGCAATTCGGATTAGCGGTACTGGACTGGCTGCAAGCGGACCCCAGCCATATTGTTGTTGCAGCTTCAGTTGTTGCTGCAGTCACCCCCACACCCACTCCGGGGACGATCTACGCCCGGCTGTATAAAATCGTGGATCTGTTCGCGGCAAATGTCTTCCGGGCGAAGGATACCGGAGTGACCGCAGCACAAGTGGCGGAGCAAGTGGCAGTGCTGCTTGCGAACAAGACAGTTGCGGCTGCACCTTCCCTCCCACCGGCTGCACCTGTAGTATCCGCAGTTCCTGTGGCGGCTCCTGCCGCTGCATCAACAATCATCACCCACTCGTAAGGAGTATGTCGTGAAAAAAATCTCTCTTTTAGTAGTAGCTGCAGTTGCGGGTCTTGCTGCTCTCGCTGGTTGTGCCAATGCCCCGGCACTGCCGACCCTGCAGCAGCAATTCGTGCAGATGTGTCCCGTAGTCAATGCGGATCTGGCTGTGCTGGCTGCATCCCCATCGTTGACAGTTGCCCAGCAAGACACGCTGAAGACCCAGATCATCCCGGCTAACCAGCTGATCTGCTCGACAGGCGCGGCATTGAATGTGACCAGCTTGAAGGCCTTCCACGACAGTCTGCTGCCCGTGGCAATTGGAATTGTGCAAGCTACTCCGGCAATTCCGAATCAGCCTCTGGTACTGCTTGCTCTGCAACTCTTCGGCCCAGTTGTGCAAGGGCTGATCGATCAGGCTATTACGACTGTCGCACCGGCTGCTCCCGCAGTTCCGGCATCTGCTCCGGTTGCCACGAGCATCTAATGACCCCGAAGGATTTTGCCCTGCTCGCACAGGAAGCCTACACCGCAACTCCAGATATTGGGGTTGTGAATAGCGCTTCTCGGGCCATCGTGCGACATACGGATGCCGGGTTGGTTGTGGCATTCCCCGGCACTAACAACGCAGCCTGCTTCTCGGCTGATTTCGACATTGAACCTTTCGAAGTGGCTGGGGTCGGGGAAGTCTATAAGGGGTTTTGGAAGGCGTGGGATGCGATATCTCTGCCTGTGCTGGCTGCGGTGGATGGTTGCCCGGTGATTCTGGTAGGGCATAGCCTGGGGGCTGCAATGGCCCTCTGTGCGGCAGCTTATATGGCCGTAGGTGGCAATCCCCCGGAGGCGGTGTATGCATTCGAGCCTCCTAGAGTAGGGGTTGACATGGGGATTCGCACGGCCCTGGCTAGTGTGCCGTTGTATTTGTTTAGGAATGGGAATGACATGGTGACGGATCTGCCGCCAGAGGGGCATCATCCTGCGATGTTGACTTCGATTGGAAGTGCCTCGTTCCCGTTTCCTAACTTAGCCGATCATGCCATAGCAAGGGTTGTTGCGGCTCTCGGGGCGTCAGGTTGATGCAGGAGTAATTGACCGGGATTAATGAAAAGTAATAGCGGTGAGAAACTAGCCCCCGTAACTGGGGGCTTTTCTTATTGTGCTAGAGGGTGGGGGATAACCACCGACATCTCATCGCTATGGCAGACTGCCTTCCAACCTCCTGTGCATCCATTTACATAAGTGTCCGGGGTCGTGCCATACCCCTTCCGGAGGCCAGGGCGCTGCGGACTCACCAGCTCATACACCACCCCATCATCCCCCAAGCCATAGATCTGGCTGCCGATTGTACCGGGGGATTCCCCGTCGATTGCTGCTAGTAACTGAATGATTTTCATATCAATACCCCTTATTTAAGATGCGCTTAACGGTAACATGAGGTAATCCGTACTCCCTGCCCAGAGCTCTTAAAGATAGGCCCCCTGCCCTAAATTTCGCTGCTATTTCTATCGCAAGTTCATGCGGGATTTGGTTTGCTCCTCTCCCTTTCGCCGACATGTCTTTCATATTCTCAGCCTGTGTACCTAAAGTCAGATGCCTGGGGTTCACGCATGAGGTGTTGTCGCAGGTATGTAGCACGGACAAGTGCCCTGGGTAGGGGCCATACGCTATATAGTACGCCAGCCTATGCGCCCTGAAAGCAACTCTATCAATGTAGAAATGCCCGTACCCTTTTGGTGTCTTTCCAGCAATCCAGGGATGGCAGTCCTCGTCACCCCTTACATCAACTTTGGAAAAGAAATTTACAGTATCAACGACTAGATTATCCACAGTGCCCCCATGAAGTTTCACTACTAACGATCCCAATTGGAATATACAATGGATCGTCATAGGGGATGGGAAGTGATGCACATTCTTTAATAGCCCTAAGGGCCTCTTCTTTTCGGCTCGTGGGGAACTGCCCCGCCAGGCTGTCGTGGACTTGGAGTAGTATCTCAATCCAATCCCCATGGGCATCATCCAGCGTCACGTATGCCCTGTTGATTAGACACGCCACAGAACTCTGAGGAATCCACGCCACTGCTTGGTTGAAGATAGTTCCTTCAATCTTATCGAAGAAGTAGTTCCTATAACCAAAGGCATTCTCGACGTATCTACGCCCCGACACCTGTTTCTTAATATCCTCTTGCCATTTTCTAATCTCCGGCGCCAAGGAAAAATACCATTTTTGTATCTTCTCTGTCTCGTGGACAATTAGACCAATTCTCGGGGCGATGCCTTCGGCAGTCCCAAGATAATTCGTCCCGTGGCAGAGGCTCTTAAACATCCCATATTCCCTGGGGTGGGAGTTTTTCGTCATAGTCTGGTCGTGGTAGTACTCACGCATAACCTCGACGTAAGGCTTACGCCCATTCTTAAAGTGATCCTTCATCCAGGTACAATCGGATTCCCACGTCACAATTCGTAAATCCGCTGAGTCCAAATCTATATCAAAAAAGGTGTTTCCCTGGTCTGGTATAAACAGCTTTCTAACGTTAGGTAGTTCTAGCCCACCATCCTCAGTTTCTCCCCCTTTCGGGATATTCTGGAGGTTCATTCCACTGCCGAAGGCATTCTTGGAACTACTAAAGCGATAGGTTTCCGTACCAGCAATGTTGAAGGAGCAACGCATTCTGCGATCGTTGTCGAGGGGAGCGAGAACGAAAGTGGAATGGAACACCCCGAGAGAACGGAGTTCAGATATCTTTCTAATAACCGGCCAGAGGATAGGTTCCTTGGCCCCCAAGGATTGTAAGGCTGCGTCATTGGTGGTTATCCCTCCGGTACGGCTAGTGATAGGCTTGAGGCCCATTTGCCGGTAGAAAAAATCCTGCATCTGCTTCGGTGAGCGGTAGTTGATCTCCCCGCCAAGGACTTCCCGCATCC